GACGGATACACGGTTGCTGTAGAGGGAGTGGGTGCATTTGGCTACGATGCACACGATTTGGAATTAGTTCCTATGTTATTGGAACACGGCCGCTATTACCGTTCTCGTAACGGTAGAAAAATCGGCCCGGTATATGTCGTCAATTCACAGGCGGGCGGATGTATCGCAGATGATGGCGATGAGTGCCATCCTTATCGGCGGGATGGCACCATTATGTATAGCGACAGCGAACATCTCGACCTCATCTCCGAATGGATCGATGAGCCTGTCAAGGCAGATGCACCGGTTGAAGCATGTGAAATCATTCGTTTGACCGTCACAGCTGACACAACCGATCTCGATGCACGTCTTGATGGCATCATCCAGAAGCTTGAGCGCATCGACGAGCTTTCCTCAAAGCTTGGCCTCGCCGCCTAACCCGCAAATCCCACCGATAAACCAACCAGCCCCGCTGCAATCGCGGCGGGGAATGAGGAGGTATTATGCAAAATAGACCGAATGCATTCCAGCGCGTCCTGAGCCGCGAATATGGTGAAGACCGACTGCTAGGAATGCCAGCACGTGATCAGATGCACTACGATCGTCGTATGAATGAGATGGCGCAGATGACTGGCGGCCGTGGGTTTCGCACCCCTTCGAAGGAGGTTCGACGCTTTACTGACGGCACCACCCGTGGCGAGCGTAAGCGTAAGCGCCGGGAAACAGCCAACGCTGTTATTCGTGCAGCGCATGAAGCGGCATGGGCTCGCACAGCTTATGAGGTCGGCCTATGACAGCGCCGTCAAGCAACCGGCCCTTCAAAGACTACGTCGTCGAAGACGACCGCATCTTGTCTAGCGAAACGACGCTCGGTCTCGGCGATCGCTTCGTCCAAGGGTTGTTAGTTGTCGCGGCTTTAGCGCTGGCCATCGGCGTTTACTCATCGGTGCTGTTGTGAACGTGGTCACGCCAGCCGGTAATGGCACCGGAAAGATTGCGCGTTCGCTGGCCTTAACGGGCTTTACGCTCGGGCTCTTGCTGGTCTTAGCAGGGCTCATTTTCTGGAATGCAGTGCTGCCGTTCTACGGCCTGCTTTATTTGTGGGGTGTGTCATGACCTACCCACGGTTCCCCACGCTGACAACTTCTGCGCCAGTCTGGCTAATCGGCTCGCTCATCCTGCTAGCCATGATGATCGTCATTCAACTTACCCACTAACCACCGACCAAAACACACGAGGAGCTACTTATGGCTATAAGCCTATCAAGCCTCAAATCGACGAAGAGAAACGACCCGCCTGTTATGCTTTTGTATGGCGTCGACGGCATCGGTAAAACGAGCCTCGCCGCTGAATTCCCAGACCCGATCTATCTGGCCACAGAAGGCGAACGCCCGCCATCCGATGTCGAAATGGCAACGCCAGGCACGATTGAAAGCTTCGACGACTTGCTCAACATTATCGGCGAGCTGCTGACCGTCGAGCATGATCGGCGCACCGTGATTATCGACAGCGTGGACGGCCTCGAACCGCTTGTCTGGGCAGCTACATGTGCCCGCTTAGGAGTGAGCAGTATTGAAGAGCCTGGGTTCGGGCGAGGTTACGTCGAGGCTGATAGCGAGTGGCACGAGCTGATGTCTGCAGTCTCAGCGCTCTCGCGTACTGGAATCCACGTCGTGATGCTGGCCCACCCTGAGATTATTCGGTTCGACAGCCCCGTCACCGATCCATACTCACGCTACACGATCAAGTTGCATAAGCGAGCCAATTCTCTCGTCCGGGACTTCATGAATTATCGCGTGTCCATCAAAGAGAAAGAGGTCGCTCGCCAAACGAAGGTGGCGCACGCGGAAGGTGGCAAGGAGCGTAATATTCATCTGAACGAAGGTGCGGGCTATGTGGCGAAAAATCGGTTCTCTATGCCGGACTCGATCGTTTACCGAAAAGGTCAAGGCTTTACCGAGTTAGCGAAGTTCTGGGCCGAAGAAAAAGCTAAAGCTGCATAGACTTGCTGCTCGAGCTGAAAAGCCTGCCTAAATCCAAGGCGGAAGCGATGGCGTTAGGTGTAAGGCACTTCTTCACTGGAAGCCCGTGCTCTCGTGGACACGTTGCGAAAAGGTACGCTAGCACAGGGCAATGCACCGAATGCCAGTACCTCCATAGGCTCAACTGGAAAAGCAATAACCCAGAAAAAGAAGCCGAGAGCAGACTTCAAAGCGTACGAGCATGGACGCTCCGAAATCCAGATCGGAAACGAGATTTGGCGCGTAAGTCAAATGCAAAGCCAGATGTCTCGGCGAACAACGTAGCAAGGGCGAGGCGGTGGAGAGACAAAAACCCTGAGCAGGCCAGAAACTCTCGGCTGGTATCTAATCGAAATAGACGCTCAAGAAAGAGGGGTGCTGAAGGTACTCATGTCGCAGAAGACATAGCAAACATACTGAAGCGCCAAAAATACAGATGCGCTGAATGTGGAGTTTCGGTCCGAAAGATTGAGCAGCGGCATGTTGATCACATCGCACCTTTGGCTTTGGGTGGATCTAACTGGCCATCGAATCTGCAAATACTCTGTCCAGCTTGCAATCTGCATAAAGCGGCGAAAGATCCGCTAGTTTTCGCTCGGCAAAAAGGGCGACTTATTTAACCACACCACCAACACGAGGAACTAACACATGGCAAGACTTGGAACGGCGTTTGACGCCACCCAACACGACACGACGCAGTCGGACTATTCCGAACTGCCGAACGGCACATACAAGATGGAAATCGAGGCGGCCGACGTGGTGCCGACTTCGACCGGTAGCGGCACAATCCTGAAAACAACGCTGAAGGTGCTCGAGCCTGCTGAATACGCTGATCGCAAGCTGTTCAACAACTACAACATCGAGAACAAGAACCCGCAGGCGCAAGAGATTGGCCAAAGGCAATTTGCCAGCCTTTGCCGCGCGCTGGAAATGTCTTCGGTAGAAGACACGGACGATCTGCTCTTCAAGTCGTTCACCGTGCGTGTGGCCCTCGGTAAGCCTTCAAAGGACGGCCAGTATCCGGCGCGCGCCGAGATCAAGAAATACTTCTTCCCCGACGAAAACAACGTGCCTGAGCCGAGCATTGACGCTCTGCAGCCTGCGGCGGCAGCGCAGCGTCCTGCAAATGACAACCGTCCTGCAGCCGCGAATAACAATAAGCCTGCGCAGCCTGCAAAAGCTGCGGGCAGCCGTCCTTGGTCTAAGTAAATACCTGACAAGCTGCCGGTGCTAGCGCGCCGGTAGCTTACCGAACCGAACACGAGGAGAAACCCATGCGGGTAACGCTTGACCGAGCGCAGCTTGCGCACGCCTTGTCGACAGTGACAAAGGCTGTTGAAGCCAGAACGACAATCCCAATTCTTGGTAACGTGCTTTTGTCCACGGACAAAGGACAGCTGAGCATCACCGGTACAAATCTTGATCTGGAAATCAGCACCAGCTTGCCTGTTCTAGACAGTCAGGACGGCACAGTCACGGTTGCGGGTAAGCTGCTTCTGGATATTGCCAAGCGGGCCACAAGTGACGTTAACTTGGAAGCCGACGGCAATCATCTGATTGTCAAATTTGGCAAAAGCCGTTTCAAGCTGGACACACTGCCAGCGGCTGACTTCCCGTCCTTCAGTCACGGAAGCTTCGACACCACGATCGAGTTCGATCTCGCTTCGCTCGTGCAGGAAGTGCAGTTTGCTGTCAGCACCGAAGAAACCCGCTATTATCTCTGCGGCGTTTTTCTGGAAGCGAAGGACGGCCATATCGTTGCCACGGCGACAGATGGTCATCGCCTTGCGTCGACACGCATCGAGCAGGAAGCAACGTTTGCATCAGTTATTCTGCCCAACAAACTGCTCTCATTGCTGCCGGCCGGAGTTGTGTCAGTTTCGTTGTCGTCGAACAAGGTAATGGTCGAAAGCGGTTCGACAGTCATCGTGTCGAAGCTCGTCGACGGCACATATCCCGATTACGAGCGTGTCATTCCCAAGCCCTCGGAGCGTGTCGCTACGCTGTCGGCAAAAGCACTGCGCGAAGCTGTCGGTCGCACGTCGGTTATCGCCAGTGAACGCGGTAAGGCAGTTCGGTTCTCATTTGCTTCGGATGCTCTGACTCTGAATGTCGCTAATCCAGATCGCGGCGATGCGACCGAGGAAATAGAAGTCAACTTCAGCAGCGAGCCACTGACGATCGGTTTCAACGGTCAGTATGTCACCGACCTCATGGCGGCGTTTGGTGCGGATGAAATCACAATGTCTATGGCAGATCCCGGTTCACCAGCATTGGTCACGTCAGCCAGCAGGCCGGGATACCGCACAGTATTGATGCCGATGCGCGTGTAGGTGAGGTGACCATGAAAAGCACCTTCGCGATATTCAAGCAGGTCTCACCCGAAACAGACCGGCCATTTCGGATCATCGAAAGTTACCTAACATCGGAGGGGATGCGCTCGCGCATTTGCTCCGGCGCATTCTCTTCGCTGGAAGTTGCGCAGTATCAGGTTTCACAGTTGGAAGCGGGAAATTACTAATGGCGCCAATCCCAAAACCAACCGCTTCGACCGTCAGCGCCATATATCAGGCTTATGAGGCGAACAATGAGCAGCGCGACGGGAAGACAATTCCCGCCTCGCAAATAGCCTAAGAGTGTAGCCGTAAGTTGTTCTATGACTTTCGCTGTGCGACACCACACGAGCATATAAACGGTCGAACGCTGCGTATTTTTGAGACTGGTAACGTTGAGGAAACACGATGGATTGAAAATCTGCGCATGATCGGCTGCGAGGTCGTGGATTACGGACCTGACGGCAGGCAGATACGCATTGATCTTTGCGGCGGACACGTTGGCGGCTATCTGGACTCGGAAATACTTGGCCTTCCAGAAGCGCCGAAGACTTGGCATGTTGGCGAAATAAAGTCGCACAATCTCAAGTCGTTCACGTCATTGAAAAAGGATGGCGTGCAGAAAAGCAAACCTTTGCACTTTGGGCAAATGCAGACTTACATGCACGCGCGTGGACGAGATCGGGCAATATATCTTGCCGTTTGTAAGGACAATGACGAGCTTTACGCTGAACGACTGCACTATGATGCGGAATATTGCCTGCGGCTGTTAGCTAAGGCTGAGCGCGTTATCAACGCGGATGAATTACCGGCGCGAGTAACCGACAATCCAGAGTTTTTCTCATGTAAGTGGTGCAAGCATCACAGCATTTGCCACGAAAATGCATGGCCTCGCACAAACTGCCGGACATGCATTTTCTCTTCGCCAGAACCGGGCGGAACATGGTCGTGTGCGCGATTTAGCAAACCATTGTCATTGAAAGAACAGGCTGACGGCTGCCCCGCGCATCTATTTTCGCCTGCATTAGTGCCGGGAACCCAGGTGGATTCCGACGAGGACGCGGAGACGATCACTTATGAATTGCGCAACGGAAAGTTGTGGGTGGATGGCGAGGGAAGGAAGGCGTCGTGAGTATTCTTGATCTTTTTCCAGATAACGATAACTGCGAAGGCTATTTCTGGTCTGGGATCGAAATAGAACGCCTTCCCCAGAGCTCAAATGCCGCGAAAGCAATCGGATGTAGGTTCTATTTCTCAGGTGTGGAATGCATCAACGGCCACTTGGCTCCAAGATACACTGCTGGAAGTCGATGTGTGGTTTGCGCGCATGAAATGTCGACCAGTCGGCGTTTTGGGGAACGTGTAGGCTCGAACGGTGCAGCTAGGGCCCATCTGGTAAGGGCTATCGCCGGATTATCTGGCCAAAAGACATACGTTCCTTCTCGCCCATGTAAGAATGGGCATCAATTGCGTTGGGTAGGAACAAATAACTGCATCGAGTGCGAACAAGAAAAGAAGCTGGACTACCGAGAATCCAGACGAGAACAACGGCTACTTAAAAAGTACGGTATCTCGACAGATGAATATGAACGAATGGCTGAATCTCAAGAATGGAAATGTAAGATCTGCGATGAGGCACAGGAAGACAGGTCGAAATTTCATGTAGACCATTGTCACGACACCCAAATTCTACGCGGTTTACTCTGTTCAAGATGCAATCAAGCCATTGGCTTGATGAGAGATGATCCCTTAATCATGCGAAAGGCTGCCCAATATGTCGAACATGCTAAAGCTGCGTGATTATCAATCATCCGCGATCGATGCTGTTTTTGATTATTGGCGCGAGTTTGACGGAAACCCACTTGTTGATCTTGCGACTGGCTGTGGCAAATCGTTGGTGATGGCAAAGCTCATTCAGCGACTGATCGAAGGCTGGTCAGATATGCGTGTCATGATCGTTACTCATGTCGCTGAATTAATAGAACAGTCATATCTTGAGCTGCTTGGCGTCTGGCCATTCGCGCCTGCAGGTATCTATTCAGCTGGCCTTGGCCGTCGTGATGCGCGCAGTCAGATCGTGTTTGCCGGCATTCAGACCGTTCACAACAAGGCGGAGCAAATCGGACACGTTGACGTGCTTATGGTTGACGAGTGCCACCTGATCCCAATCAACAGCAACACGATGTATCGCAAGTTCATTGATGCGCTGCTCGAAATCAACCCTGACATGAAAATCCTTGGTCTGACTGCCACACCTTATCGACTGGATAGCGGTCGCTTGGATGAGGGTGCAGATCGGCTGTTTGACCAGATCGTCTACACCTACGGCGTTGCTGACGGCATCCGTGACGGCTTCCTTGCTCCGCTAACAAGTAAGCCAACGGCTACAGAATATGACGTCAAAGGAATCGGCAGGCTTGGCGGCGATTACAAGCAGCGCGCGCTGGAAGAGGCGATTAACCGGACCGACCTTAATGATGCTGTGGTTTCTGAGATTATCGCAAAGGGCGCTGATCGTCGCTCCTGGCTTTGTTTCTGTGCCGGCGTAAAGGCTGCGCTGGACGTGCGAGACGTATTCAGATCCCGCGGCATTACGTGCGAGGCCGTCACGGGCGATACTCCAAGAGAAGAACGTCGCCGCATCCTTGAAGATTTCAAGGCATACCGTATCCAGTGCGTGACGAACAATTCAGTTCTTACGACAGGATTCAATCATAAGGGCGTTGATTTAATTGCATTTATGCGCCCGACCCTGTCTTTGAGTTTGTACGTCCAAATGGCGGGGCGCGGCACTCGTCCGCTCTATAAGGCAGGTGCGCCGCTGGATACCGTTGAGGAGCGTCTCGCCGCGATCAGTGCAGGACCAAAGAAGAATTGTCTCGTTCTGGATTTTGCGAAACTCGTTGACCGGCACGGCCCGGTTGACATGGTCGAGCCAAAAGCTCCAAGCGCTGGCAATGGCGAGCCGCCAATCAAGATATGCCCGACAGTGCCTGGCGACAATGGGGCGGTCGGTTGCGGTGAGAAGGTGCATATCTCGCTGATGAAATGCCCATGCTGCGGATATGACTTTCCGCCGAATGAGGACGAGAAGCTAACCCGGCAGGCCGCTGACGTTCCGATTGTCAGCACCGCCGAAGCAGAATGGCGCAAGGTGACAGGTCGGACGTTTCACTTTCACGAAGGTAAGGGCGACAAGCCGCCTTCGGTCAAGTGTAGCTACATCGCTGGCTATACGCAGATAAATGAATGGCTATGCCCGCAGCATACGGGTTTCGCGCAAACCAAGGCGCATCGATGGTGGACGCAGCACGGAGGCCAGCGGCCGTTTCCAAAGACGGTCATGGAATGGCTCGAACGCCAGCGTGAGTTGCTCACAACCGACGAAATCAGCGTTGTGCCGAATGGCAAATACTGGAACGTGAAAGACGTACGCGCCGGCCTCATGCTCGGAGCCGATAACGACAACGTGCCGGAGCCTGCAAATGACAATGTTCCCGATTGGATGGCAGAGATCGATGACGAGATACCATTTTGAAGAAAGCTCCAAAAACGAGAACGCCCGCTGCACTGGGAGGAGGAGTGCGCAGCGGGCTGATCTTAAAAGCGCGGCTATTGGGAGGAGGAGTGCCACGCTTTGGGCCCGGCCTCTGGGAGGAGGAGTGAGACCGAACAACCCGAAAATAGGCAGCTGGTATGATGATTACAATAGGTGGATTTGCATATCTGGTATGCGTGCCTATAAAAATGGAAAACCGCCCGGCAGCACCGAAGTGCGCGCAGGCGGTCTTATCCTCCCAGACGGGGTTCATCTAGCAGTATTGCTTTAGTAAAGCAACAAGTACCGATAAGTACATAATCATACTAAAACAGTGTGATTATGGTTTTACTGGATTTTATCTTGCGTGATGATTTTTCAAGGCCCGTATCGCGCTTTGGGCGGGGGGCTTGGGATGCGCGATACGGGTGCCGTCCTGCGGACAGGATGCGCATCATACTTAAGTATCGCCTGTAGAAATCAAAATGACAGATTGTTGCAGCTGCAAATGGATAGTGCTGGAACCTTTTACAAAAACGTCGCTCCGCGGCGAGTAAACGCACGGAGCGACTGTGAACCGCTGCCCCTGCCCAGTGGGCGGTTCACAGTGAACGATAACACTGATCTACAAATATTCAAAATTTTCTGGAGAAAAATCTGGCGCCATTAACATTCGGAGCCAACCAACGTGTTAAACTTCTACCACCAACCGACCACACGAGGAGAATTAATGAATAATATCGATAAAGAAACTTACGATCCGTACACCGCTAGAGGCATAGGCGACAACAACGCGCCATCCTCACCTTATGAGACGATCAAGCAAGAAATCGAAGACCTGTTCGACGAGGCCAAGAACTTCGCAGACGGCGATGCGATTGACAGTCAGGCTCTGGCCGACGCCGTAACCGAGCTGCACGACAAGTTGCATGAGGCCGGGAAGCGCGCAGATGAGGTTCGCAAGGACGAAGCTAAGCCTCACGACGATGCGAAGGCGGAAATCCAGACCCGCTACAACAAACTGATCGGCAACACCAAGACTTCAGGCAAGGGCAAGGTCGTGCTGGGCAAGGAAGTTCTGCAGGGGCTTCTGACTCCATGGCGCAATAAGGTTGCCGCCGAAAAAGAAGCTGCTGCCAAGGCAGCGCGTGAGGAAGCTGATCGCGT